GCATTTATTGTAGAGAAAAAATCTAATGGCGCAGCTTTATATCAAGAGTTTAGAAGAATGGGAATACCTGTTGGAGAATTTACGCCTGGAAAGGGACAAGATAAGATTAGCCGTGTTAATGCTGTGTCTGATCTCTTTAGTGGTGGTGTTGTTTGGGCACCAGACAAACGTTGGGCGCATGAGGTTATTGAGGAATGTAACGATTTCCCTAGTGGTGCCAACGACGACTTGGTTGACTCCACAACTCTAGCACTGTCAAGGTTTAGGCAAGGCGGTTTTATTCGATTGCCGAATGATGAAGAGGATGATATAGTATTGTTTAAAAGTCAAAAAGGCAGAAAATATTATGCCATTTAAGAGGACACAACATGGACGTAGATAAGGCTTTATACGAAGCTCCCAAAGGATTAGAAGAAGAAACTGAAGAAGTTGAGGCTATTGAGGTTATTGTAGATGGCGATGAACTTGAAGACGCTATAGAAGAGGCTATAGAAGTAGACGAGACTTTTGATGATAACTTAGCTGAAGAACTAGATGAAAAGTATCTAGCAGAACTATCATCAGAATTACTAGAAGGATTTAATAATGATTGTGACTCTAGAAAAGATTGGTTACAAACATATGTTGATGGCTTAGAACTTCTAGGACTTAAAATAGAAGACCGTAGTGAACCTTGGCAAGGTGCATGCTCTGTGTACCACCCGTTACTTTCTGAAGCATTAGTTAAATTCCAAGCTGAAACAATGATGGAGACCTTCCCAGCTGCAGGCCCTGTGAAGACTTCTATTGTTGGTAGAGAAACACCTGAGTGTATGGAAGCTGCTCAACGTGTTCAAGAGAATATGAACTACCAGCTTTTAGAACAGATGCCTGAGTTTAGACCTGAACATGAAAGAATGTTATGGGGTTTAGGATTAGCGGGTAACGCGTTTAAAAAAGTTTATTATGACCCAGCATTAGAAAGACAAGTATCACTATTTGTTCCAGCTGAAGATATGGTTGTACCTTATGGTGCTTCTAACTTAGAATCAGCAGAGCGTATTACTCATGTAATGCGTAAGACAGAACAAGAACTTCACAACTTACAAGAAATAGGATTCTATAGAGATGTAGAGCTAGGAGAACCTACACGTGATATAGACCAAGTTGAGAAGAAGATAGCAGAAGAGATGGGTTTTGATGCATCTAATGATGATAGATATAAAATACTAGAGATGAATGTAAACCTTGACTTAGAAGGTTTTGAAGATAAAGACGGAAGTAGAAAAACAGGAATAGCTCTACCTTATATTGTAACTATAGATAAAGGCACGACTGAGATTTTGTCAATCCGACGCAACTGGAACCAAGATGACGACAAGAAACAGAGACGAGAGCATTTTGTTCATTATGGCTACGTACCAGGATTCGGTTTTTATTGCTTTGGATTGATACATTTAATTGGAGGATTTTCAAAATCAGGCACAATGTTACTAAGACAGTTAGTAGACGCAGGAACATTATCTAATCTCCCAGGTGGATTTAAATCCAGAGGATTGAGAATTAAAGGTGATGATACTCCTATTGGTCCAGCTGAGTTTAGAGATGTCGATGTTCCTTCAGGTACTATTAGAGATAATATTCTACCACTTCCTTATAAAGAACCAAGTCAAGTCCTTGCACTTTTAATGGATAAGATTATTGATGAAGGTAGACGCTTTGCTTCTGCTGCAGATATGAAAGTATCTGATATGTCAGCTAACTCTCCAGTAGGTTCTACTCTAGCTATTCTAGAAAGAACACTGAAAGTAATGTCAGCAGTTAATGCTCGTATTTACTATGCAATGAAAAAAGAGTTAGGATTACTTAAAGGTTTAATTAGAGATTATACTGACCCTGATTATGTATATGACCCTGCATCAGGAACTCCAGGTGCTAAACAAGATGACTACGACAAGGTTAATCTAATTCCTGTAGCTGACCCTAATGCTGCAACTATGGCACAGAAGGTTGTTCAGTATCAAGCAGTTATGCAATTAGCTCAACAGAATCCAGACATCTATGACTTACCAGAATTAAACAAACAGATGCTAGATGTATTAGGAGTTAAGAATGCAGAAAAACTTATACCTAATAAAGAAGATATTAAGAGTGCTGCACCTGTAACAGAGAATATGAATATTATTAATGGTAAGCCAGTCAAGGCATTCCTAGAACAAGACCATGAAGCACATATCCAAGTTCATATGGCATTCATGCAAGACCCACAAGTACAAGCAATGGTAGGTCAAAGCACAAAAGCTGGATTGATTACAGCTGCTATGGAAGCTCATATCGCAGAACATATAGCTTTCCAATATAGACTAGAAGTTGAGAAGCAATTAGGTGTACCATTACCTCCAGTAGAAGAACCTCTACCAAGAGATGTTGAAAATGAAGTAGCTAGACTAACAGCTGAAGCTGCAGGAAAAGTATTACAAAGCAGTCAACAAAAAGCTGCTCAAGAAGAACAACAGAAACAACAAGAAGACCCAATACTTCAAATGCAAAAACAAGAACTTCAAATTAAACAACAAGAGTCTCAAGCTAAGAGTCAGAAGATGATGGCAGATGCTCAACTTGAGAAAGAGAAGTTTGAGTTTGAGAAACAGAAAGCTACAGTTGAAGTTCAGAAAGATGTAATGATGGAACAAGCTAGACTTAAATCTCAAGAGACTATTGTAGGAGCTAAGATTGGAGCAGATGCTGAACTGAAACAAAAAGAAACTACAGCTAAAGAAGTATTAGAAGGTGCAAAATTAGGAGCGTCAGCAATCAACAAACAAAAAGATGTTGAGTTACGCTTACAAGAATCTCAGATGCGAAATGATGCTATGGTAAAAATGACTGAGCAAAATCAGAAAAACCAACAGCAGAATAACGCACCTAAGACAAACCCATCCAATAATGGAGATAACAACTAACCGAAAGGAAAATTATGTCACAGACTGAAACGCTCGTGCTTCTAGCATCCCAGGTAGAAGAGAGACGCAAAGTAGTATTAGATGATTTGGGACTGGGGGTTCGCGACCACCAAGCATATGTATCAGCAGTAGGAGAAATGGCAGGATACATGCGTGTACAACAATTAATATCAGAGATGTTACAAGCAAGAAAAACAGAGGACGAAGCTTTTGAAAGTAGTCCAACTGATAGTGTTGTTAAGAAGGAGGGCAAGTAATGACTATTGCAACTCCTAACAATCAAATAGTCTCCAGTTCTGGAGCACCTATTAAAACTAAAAACACAACTACCACTGAAGGAAAGAAAGTAAGTGAAGCAGAAGCTAAAGCAAAACTAGCGTCTCAACTTCCTGACGTTAAAGGGTTCCGTTTATTATGTATGGTACCTCAAGCTGAAGAAGCTTATGAAAGTGGGTTGATTAAATCAGATGAAGTTAAAAGAGTTGAGGAGCATTCGACTGTATGTTTGTTTGTTATGCAACTTGGAGATTTAGCTTACCAAGATAAGGAAAGATTCCCATCAGGTGCATGGTGTAAAGAAGGAGATTTTATTATTACACGTGCCTACTCAGGAACTAGAATTAAAATTCACGGAAAAGAATTCCGCATACTAAACGACGACATGGTTGAAGCGGTGGTCTCTGACCCTCGTGGCTATGAACGCGCATAAGGAGAAATAAAATGGCTGAAATTATAAATGAAATACCAGACGAAGTAGATATGGAAGGTGAAGAACTGGAGGTAGATTTAGACGCTGCTAAGAAAGATAGTGATGGTAAAAAGTCTACTGCAGATGTTGAAAAAGTAGAACAAGAACCTAAGAAAACTGAACCAGAGTTAGAGTTGGAAGTAGAAGATGATACTCCAGCTGAAGATAGAGGCAAAGAACCACTACCTGAAGAAATAAAAAAAGAGGTAGAGGAAGATACACTCGAAGGATACTCTGAACGTGTTAAACAACGTATGGCGCAATTGAAAAAGATGCATCATGACGAAAGACGCGAAAAAGAAAGAGCTGAAAGAGAAAGACAAGAGGCAGTTGCATATGCACAGAAAGTAGCAGACCAAAATAAAAAGCTACAGACTACATTAAGCACAGGAGAACAAGACTATATTAAAACTTTAGTCAGTGCTTCTGAAACTGACCTTAAAATTGCTAAACGTGATTATCGTGAAGCATATGAATCTGGAGACACAGATAAAATAGTTGAAGCTCAAGAATCAATGAATAATGCTCAAATGAAGTTAGCGCAAGCTAGCGGAATGAAACCTCAATATAATTCTGGACAACCAAAAGAAAATGAGGTAGAGTCTAATCAACAACAAGTACAACCTCAAGTTGCTAAACCAGATGCTAGAGCACTAGCATGGCAACAAAAAAACACTTGGTTTGGTAAAGATGAAGAAATGACTTCATTAGCTTATGGTGTACATGAAAAATTAGTCAGGAGTGGGTTAAGTCCTACAAGTGACGAATACTATCGTCGTATAGATGAAACGATGCAAAAACGGTTCCCTGAAAATTTCGGGGA